TTGAGTTTCTTTGAGTAAGACTCGACATCATTGAACTCGATACCTTCTGCAAGTGCGCGAAGCTTTTCTACCTGAGTAGCAGCAAGACCTTCTGATACTTCATCGAATGTTGCTTCCATAGTTGCATCATCGATTACTGATTGTAAATCAAGCTGTGAGTTTACAGATTCGTCAAGCTTTGCTTCAAGCTCTTCGATCTGGGCTTTTAATTCACCGACAACATCCAGCTTTTCTTCTGGAACTGTAATGTATGATTCAGCAAATAGATTGTAGAGGCCTTCCATGAAGTTCTCAGCAATGTCGGCACGAAGAGTCGATTCGATGGCAAGCTTATTTTCTTCCATCCACGACTCAACTACATAGTCAAGATATTGATCTGCTTTTGTAGTAATTTCTTCTTTAACTTCTTCGATAGCTTCGTTAAGTTGAGCTTCAAAAGCTTCTTCGAGACGAGCTTCTTCGAGTGATACGCGAGCGCTGACAGCAGCTTCAAAGATTGTTGTAAATCTTTCTTGTGCTTCTTCTGTAAGCTCTTCACCTGAGAAGAGTTCAGCAATATCTTCTTTCACTGCACCGAGTGTTGCACGTGGCATTTGTCCAAGGCCAGGAGCTCCACCAGGCATCGGCGAAGAAGGAATACCGGCTGGGCTATATTGTTTAATTGAATCGTTAAAGAAGTGCGAAAGATCTTCGCCCTTCAACTGTGCAAGAAGCGAGCTAAAAGTAGCTAGCATCTCTGCGCGTGTTGGATTCGGCTTCAATGTTTCCGACCCAGCAGATTCATCGAGATCATTCTCATCAACGATTTCGTTATCAAGAACTTCTTGATCGATTTCACGGTTTTCTCTATCTGACATTTTAGACTCCTTGTAATTTTTATTTATTTATGCTAATTTAGATTTTAGAAATTTTGTTAAGAAAAGCTTCGAAAATTTGAAATTTCTTTGCTTCCAATTCTCTTGAAGATACGGCTTTTTCGATTGTCTGTACAGTTGACTCAAAAGCTTGCACTTTCTTTGCAACGAGCAAATCGTCTTGCCATATCCAATCTACACCTTCCATAATTCCGTTGACAAACGCATCAGGAGCAGATGGATCTGCAACGATATCAGCGGCTGTGGCAAGATAGAAATCGTCTTGTACTTCGTTGATGCCTTCTCTATTTAGCTTCAACGAACCCATACCTCTGGATGAAACACCAAGTTTCACACCTTCACCGATAAGACCTTTGGCAATATTACCAAACGGTGTATCCATTAGCTTAGCTTTACCTACGAAGTTAGTGCCTTCTCTCTTCAAAGAAGTGATCATATGAGATACACGATCGAGGTTAATCGAAGGACCATCTGGGTGACCTAACTCACCGAGTGCTCGACCCTTCTGAATGTATGTCTCATCATATCGATTGACTTCTTTTTGAAGTGTCTCGACTGGATACATACGACCATTGCGGTTTTTGATTCCGCCTTGCAAGAAGATACCTTCGATGTATACGTTCTTCTTCCCGTCTTCACGAGCTTCAGTAATGCATCTCAGATCTTCAAAAACTTCGGTGATTAGCTTCATGTTTTTTACCTTATGAACCAGCGTATTCTGATGGAAGAGTGCCAGCTTTTTGAACTTCTAGCAGAACATATCCATTTGCAGTGCCTACAAACTCGACTGTAAGATTGGCGGTTTGACCAACAGTCAAAGCCATACCACATCCTGCGTAATCTTTGTAACCAGTAGAATCAAACACGGCAACCGGAGTCGTGCCACGCTTGATTACTGCATAACCGTTCGGATCAACACCCCAATATGCTTGAGCAATATAAACTCCGGTTAGCACTTCATTGCCGATAGCAAGACATGTAGAAGTTGCATCTACGTTTGTTGTGATGCTATTACCAGATACTTTAATCGTGGTATTAGCAGCAGAAACGTGAATAACGGCAGATGTATTTTTCTTATTTGATGTAATCGTAACAGCCATTATGCACCTCTATTTTGAATAGAGAAATCTAACATTTTTTCAATGCCTTCTGGTGTATCACATACTGCCAAGAAGTTTCTCTGGTTGTCTTCGTTTAGCTTATCAAATACTGCTGTCATCGTTCTTTGATGAGTTTCAGAAAGATCTCCGATAAGTGCAAGAAGACGTTGTTCTTTGTTCATTGGCATCTTGCCACGTTCAGCTGTTAGTTTAGCTGCAACCGCCATTGCTTGACGTTTTTTCTGTGACTTGCCTTGGAACTGAGGAGCATCAGACTTTTGGAAATCCTTGACTACAGTTCCCATCGAAGCTTTCTTCATGTCCAGCTTTTCATCGACTTGCTCAGCTGCTTCATTAGCAATCTTACGAACAGCGTTCTTACGATTGTAGTATTTGCGAGCGCCATCAGCACTGTTGCTTTTTGCAAACAAACCTGGAAGTTGCTTGCCAGCTTTTTGTGCGTATGCATCTTTCTTTTCTGCCGAGATCTCATCGATCTGCTCAGCTTCTTCGCGAACTGCTGCTTTTACCTTTGGTTCAGGTGTGCCATACTTGGCATCGCCCCAACGCTTCTTTAAAGCAAGGTTACGGCCATCTTCGCGCTTGTCGTCGCCTTTAGTCTTATTGATATAACGTGACAGTGTTCCGCCAAGCTTGTGATCGAGTTCTTCTAGCTCTTCAGCTTCTTCGGCAACCTTTTTCTTCTTACGCAGCAGGTGGAAGTCATGGGCATCGACCTTGCCATTCTTGTTGGCATCGATCTTGTGCTGATCACCCTTCAGTGCTTCGTATACTTTTTCGTCTTCGCCTGGCTCGTAACCGTGGCGTTCTTTTTTACGGTCAGCTTTCTTTACATTGGCTGCATTAAACACATCGTCGCCGTTACCGTTACGATCTTGTGTCTTAGCAGTTACATGCTTGTCAATGAACTTCTGCTCGTCAGGATTCTTGACGACCATCGGCCCAAGCTGTCTTTCATTTAAGAAATCTTTAAGCGTCTTCGCCATCGTCGTCATCTTCCTCTGTGTCTAAATCTAAATCTTCTAGGTCGAGATCTTCAATATCAAATTCTTCATCATCGAAGTCTTCGTCTTCAAAATCTTCTGCGTCTTCAAATTCTTCAACATCTACGTCTTCTGGTTCTGCAAACATTTGTTGAGCGTATGAAACTTTTTCGTCTTCAAGACGTGCTGTAATCTTTTGTCCCATAATGTCATCGAATGCACTCGCGAACCGTGTTGGTTGCTGGTCGATGGCTGCATTAATCAGTTCGTCAATATCCATGTAAATTCTCCAAAATCTTTTTATTATTTATAATCTTATTATTTTCCTACCAGATCAGGAACATTCGGCAAATTACTTTGTTTTGGTTTATTTGGAGGTGCAGCTGGTGGTTGTTCAGCTGAAGCATCTCCGCCGTCAACTGGAACTGGTTGGCCGTCTGGACCCATTTCTACTGGTGGGTTATACTGTTCGTTGTTGATTTCTTCAGCAATCTGCTCGTCGATTTCTTTCATGTCTTCTTCAGTTTGATAAAGGACATTACGACGAATCCATTCATGCGAGTAATACTTACCAGCATAATCATCAACGTCTCTCAACATGGCAATACGATCACGAAGAATCTCGGTGTTCTTTAGCTCTGCAAAGTGATTGTCTTCTGAAAACTCGTACTTAAAGTTTGACTTAAACTCTTGCCAATCTTCACTTGTAATAACACCCTTCAGAATTAGTTGCTTCTCGAGAATCTTCGAGAAGATCTCAGAGAATCGAGCACGTAGACGTGTAATAAACTTGGCAAACTTGACTTCGTCGCGAGTCACTTCAGTCGCTCGACCAAAGTTAAACTGTGCTTCTGGATCTAAGCGAGAAATTGGAACGTTCAGAGCTTTGTATAGTTTACGTTGGAAGTATACGATGTCGTCGATTTGTCCAAGGTTTTGTCCACCTGGAAGTGTAGTGATTTCTGTACCCTTACCACCTTCGCGGCGTGGCAACCAGAAATCTTCGAGCATTGTCATATGCTTACGATCATCTCTGATTTCACCAGTACCAGCATCATACACTACCTTATTCTTAAAGCGAGTCATGATATCACGAAGATATTGCTCAGCCTTCATCTTTGGTAGGTTACCAACATCGATGTAAAAGATACGACGTTCTGGTGCACGTGAAATACGATAGATGACCAAGGAGTCTTCCATCGCCTTTAACTGGTTGAGAGGCTTAATAGCCTTCTGTAAATATCCAATCACAAGATCGCCCTTGACGTTTACAAGGCCAGATGCAATGTTTACGACAGAGTCGACAGCGATCTTAATGCCTTGTGTGGTCGGATCTTGATAGTTTGGTTGAGAAGGCATTTTACCGAAACCATTCTCGTTATAGATGTAAAACTCTTCACCTTTGACTGGAAGAATTACATTCGAGTCCTTGGCGATTTTTCTTTTCTTTTGAGTCTTAACTTTACGAATTTTACGCGGATCAACATAACGGAGTTCTTTGATTCCCTCTTCGGGTTTCTTCTCATCGATCATGATATGATAATAGATTCTTCCATCAACATACCACTTTTTGAATATTTCATATGCATGTTGATTGAATTCGAGTAGCTCGAGAACTGTATCGAATTCTTCCAAGATCATCTTTTTAATTTTTTCAGGCTGTTCAAGATCGTCGAGGTTGAGCGTTACAACCTCTTTCTTTGGATCGATAACAACTGATTCATTGATGATATCATCAACTGCAAGCTCAATGTCTGGATGACCAGCCATTTCACGATACTTACTTACAAGTTCTGCTTCGGTGCGAATTGCACCTTCCATATCAACATACTGACCGTAAGCACCACCTTCAGCAATAACAAGAGCTCCATCATCGTCCGTTTTCGGAGTAAATGATGGAAGTTGAACTTCTTCTTGTTTCCGCTTAATTTCAAAACCAAATAACTCGGCCATGGGATCTCCAATTAAATTATAAAAAAAATAAGGGGAATGGTTACCCCTTATTTATTATTCACCGCCGGCGTCACCAGTGACACTATCTCCAACAGTCCAATAGTCGTATTGGAATGTCACCTGGAACAGTTCGATCTGATCCGTAGTCGACCAATCCATTTCAATCGGACTGATATTGCTCGGGAAGATTCCGTTAAATTCATATGTACGAAGCTTTGAACCGTCTTTACTAAACTGAGTAACTTGCGCCACTGATTTATAGCGACCGATTTCTCTAACGTTACGCTGTAGACGATTGATCTGATTTGACCATTCTTCCATTGCGTTACGAATCAAGAAGTCTTCGTCGTTGATAATCGTAACAGTCCATTCAGCGAATGTTCTGTCTCCAGCCAACTTCATTTGACGACCGAAATAGAATACTGGAATGACTCCGATATCAGAGCCAGGCATTTGAGCTGCCTGGCACATGAATCTCGTTTTAGCATCGCCGCTACTATTTGCAGGGTTACTGATCTGAACCTGAAACAGATTCTGTCTTGCGCCGTCGAACGTGAGCTGGCTTCTCATTTCATTGATATTAAAAGCCATTTGCTTTCCTCCTAGAATTATCTTTATTTATTAGAATTGTCCAGCGATTTCGTTGAATTCAACACCAGATCTTACGGCTACAAAGTTTAGCTGGATGAAGTTAATCGAACGAGCAGGCTTGATGTAGATATCTCCAACAAAGCGGTTGCTATCGATGACTTCAGCAGTATTGTTCGTCTCGTCACAAACCACGCGGAAGTCAACGATTCCACGACGACCTTGAACGTCGCGAAGATATGGTTCAACAAGATTCTTAAACTGCGATCTTGTAAATTCATCATTGAATTCGAATAGCGCAGATTGTGAAGCTGTAGCAATTGCTTTTTCAAGAACGATAAAGAGACGACGTACATTGATACGATCGAACGCGCTTGAACGACCTAATAATGTCTTGTCTCCAAAAAGAATCGTTCCTTGTCCAGGGAAAGTAACAATTGGATTGACATCATTCTTATAAAGAAGGTCTCTTTCTGCTTTGTTCGGGCTGAACGCAAGCTTTACAAGGTTCTTTACTTGACCGCGTGTGAAACCAGCTGGCGAGAACCAAGGATCTCTGGTGCTGTCACTGCGAGCAGTGATACCAGCAATATCTCCGTTTAATGGAATGTAACGATATACATCAGCATACTTGTCATACTGATATTTGTAACCAGAATCCATGAAAGCATAAGATGTGTTGCGCAGAAGACGTCTGAAATCTACGATGTTTTGTGCTTGTTGATTTTCAATATTAACTCCAACAACATCTTCTTTTGCAGGAGAAACGAATACTACGCAATCCTTGCGAACTTCGGCAATGTTGTCGATCAAATAGTTGGCGAGTTGAACACCGCCGCTTGTTCCGATCGCTTTACCTTGAAGAAGCAAAGAAAGATCTACTGTGCTTGCGTCTGCATATAAGTCATATGCGGCTGCAAGTGCTGCAATCGAAACATTTGATTCTGATGCACCATCTGTACCTCTGACAAACGAGCGAGTATATGGAGATGTATTGGTAGAATCAGCAAGATCTGCAAGAGTAGCTGAAGCAGCTCCTGCTCTGTCATTTGTTGCCCAAACCCAACGCGAGAAGTCGTTGATAGCAGTCTTATAGTAGTTAGTCGTTCCATCGTCTTTCTTGGCATCTGTTGCACGTGAAAGATTTTGGAAGATTTCAAGAACTTGACCAGGTGTTCCACTAATCAAACCGTCTTCATCTACAACTACAACTGAAACTTCGTCAGTAACTGCACGACCTGCTGCAGACATTGCAGAAGATGTACCTGGAGCAGACTCAACGACGTTGAAATATTCCCACTTACGTGTTACAGAATTTGCTGTGAAGTTAGTCGACTTGTTCCAAGTTGTATCGAAACCGATGTTAAAGAAGATGTTTGTACCATCATCTGCTTGTGCACCTTCTGATGTTACACGCATATTTTGTGTGCCAACAGTGGTGTTACCAACTTCGATGAAATCACCGATTGTAATCTTATCGCGAAGTGCAGTAACTGCAAGACGAGCTTGTGCAAGAGTAAGACCGAGATCTGTTGCAGTTTGCTTTGTGAAGAACACGTTTGTATTAGATGCACCTGGTGTAATTGCAACGTTTGCGCCGGCAAGAGTTGTCGACACTGTAAAACCAAGTGTATTTGCGTTAGTAATGTAGTATGTTGTATTTTCTGCGAGACCTTGAATGGCATTTACGCTATTTGCTGTTCCTCTTGCATACCATACAGCATCACCGTTAGTGAACAGTGTATTTGCTGTTGCAAGCGAGATGAAGTTTGTAGCGACTTGTGCAGAACCGACAGTACGAGCTTCAGCAGAAGAAGCAACACTATCTGAGAATGTATCAACTGACCACGCAAAAACAACGTTTGCAGTGTTGCTTCCAACGTTAATCGCTACAGATGCAGATGTAAGATCAGCAAGCTTGTATGTATTGGCAGTTGTTGCACCCCATGTGGTGTTAGTTTCAAAAACAACTGTCTCAGAAAACTGAGTTGCAGAATCACACATCGAAACTTTCAATGAGTTGCCGAGTGCACCTGGATAACGAGCAATAAACTCTGTTCCAGCAAATACAGCGTTGTTAGCTCCCAGATTTTCAAATTGCTCTGAGTTCTTTACAATCGCTGCCAAGCTATTTGCAGTTGCGGTATTACCAGCGAATGCAGAAAGAGTTACGTTATTTGACATGAATGTCAATGCAGTATCAACACTCGATGTTGCTGGCTTGCTTAGTGTTACACCAAGATTTACTAAATCAACGCCAGTTGGAGAGACTGATACAACAAATGTGCCATCTTGAATACCGTCACCGAATACAAGTTGACCAGCTGCAACACCATATGGATTGGTATTAACCGCAAGAACTACAGCAGTTGAACTGTTAAGATTGGCAGCTGCAACAGTATTCGCGAAGGCAGCAGTCGTTGTGCCGGCGCGTGATACATACAATGCATTTCCATAAGAAAGGAAGTTTGCTGCTGTGAAGAACGTTTCGTAGTTATCTGATGTCGGCTTACCGAAACGATTTGCGAGTGTATTTTCTGAATCTACGAGAACGAATTTTCCGATTGGACCCCAACGAAATACTCCAGCAGTACCACCGACAGTAGTCGCAATTGCTGGAACAGAAGTAGTTAGATCAAATTCAGAAACATTAATTCCTGGGCTGACTTGAAACGCCATTGTTATCTCCCTTTTGAAGGTGTTAAATCATGTTTGTTTTATTTATAACTTCAGCAAATTAGGAAATTCATTCAATTTTCCTATCGAAATATTAAAAATTTCCTTCGAAGAATCCACGTTTTCTTTCTGCGCGGAATTCATCACGATTGTTTTCATCGAATAAAAGTTCATTTACCTCATCGTCGTGCTCATCGTCGCCTGTACTCATAAGCCCAAATGGAAGCATCTGCTGCTCGAGCATCTTCTCATTCTGTTCATAGATCTGCATACGAATGTCAACGTTTGTAATCTCTTTCAGATATGGTTGTGTAGTCAGCCAAGCAAAGAGAACACAACACATGGCCATGTCATCGTTACCGTCTTCAGCTTCATATGACTGGTTACCCTTAAGACTATTCTTTAGCGAGAAGCGAGTCAACTCATAGATGGTGTCATAGTCATAAATTAAAAACTTATCAGACTCGACAAGTGTCTTGAGCGTAGCACATCCAATTCTTTTGACTTGTTTCGATGTTTTGACACCATAGTGAGTCGTGGTAGCAAATCCTCCGGACAAACTTTGGCCAGATCTGCCATTATTTGCAGTCACGAGAACTCCGTCATACTCGAGGTCGTAGTGTAAGATATCAGCTACCTGCTGGCCAATATCGTTCGTCTCGACAAGAACAAGAGCATCATTATACTTGGTAGCAGCTCCATAGATAATATTTGGATATATCATTGGAGATATTAAGTTATTTCTGAATGTTGCCACTTGTCGATAAGGCATGGTCGATACGTTGACGACAATGAAAGCAGAATAATCGGCTCCTGCTCCTCGAGATGTATCAACTACAATAGCATAGATTGTATCTGGTTCTGGCTCTTCATAGATCTTGAGACCACCATCTGCTTGGGCAATCGGATTTTTATAGACCATATTACGAAGTTTGGTAGGATGGATCAGAGTGTTCGAAGATCCAAGGAACTCGCACTCATATTCTTGTCTGAACTGTTCTTCAGACGTATTACTGATCGTCTGTTCTCTCCA